TCGATAGTTAAGTTCGTAGCATTAATTCTAAATATGTCTCCAGACTCGATTGTCTTAGATGCGTCTAAAGCACCCACAAACAATATGTTACCACTACTTGCTGCATCTGCGATAAACACATGAGTGATGGTATTATTTGTACCACCTGATGCTGGAAAGCTAATAGCATTTGTATTTTTAGCTGTTTGTGTGTCTGTTGAATCTGCACCTATGGTTGTCCAATCAGATGCTGGAACTTGCTGTCTAGCATAGTTTGTAAATGTTGCTTCTGTTAAAGACCCAGTTTCTGCTGCGGATACGGCTGTTGCCAATCCTACATAAATACTGTTTCCTGGTGTTGCGAAAGACAGAGAATTATTTTTAAATAAAAAATGTAATAATCTTCTTTCTAGATAATTGGTTGCTGCGTTTGCTGTTGCCATTTTCTACTCCTTCTTTAAGTTCGTGGCGCTCTTGGTAAACCTAGTTTATATGCGTCTTCATTTTCTCTAGCTTCTCCAAAATCTTTTAATCTAGTTAATTGATCTACAAATCTTTTTT